TCTATCCTTACCATGTTTCAAGACATGTTGATGCAATGCTTCCCATTCAGGTCCATGACAATTAATGCCAATTGCACATTCTGCTTTCAAAGGGTTCATCTGCAAAACACGCAATATAGGTAAATAGTATTTTCGTACTAAATACGTCAAAGGTAAAGCATTCCCATAGAAAATTCTACACTTAGGCTTAGACAAAACTTCGTCTTTCTTACAAGCCTTAGCAATGGGATATGCTCTCTCTCCGTTCCTGTAACAATCTTCACACCGTTTTATTTCTTCCACAATCATTGGGTCGAATTCACGGTTATTAGGATTTTCAGGTGTAGGAGGCAGTTCAGTTACGAATCTGCGTTTCTTTCCATTCAAAGGGAAGCCCATTGATGTATCCAACTTAATGGCATCAATAAATTTCTTTCCTGGAATGCCACACAAATTCTCCTGATCGGTTAATGGCCGAGCATCACTCCACAATGGGCTCTTAAATATGGGCAACAAGTCTTTCTTATAGTCTTTAACTGCTGCATCCAAGAGACTACATGGATAGGGTTTGGCTGGATTAGACAAATTGGCTAGGCAATCCTGCCACCCTTTATACTGAGGAAATTGTACTGGTGGTCCATAAATATTGGGACTATCCATAACCTCTGTAATGTGCTCGCTTATTGGAGTGACCTTAACTTCTGAAACAAAAGTGGTCATACCGGGGCAAGTACCATAGTACTCAACCTGAGAATCCAAAGGCATATAGTTCAGCGGACTCTTGTAGTGAAGTGGTGTATCATTAAGTACCTTAATACCTAAAACTTGAGTTTCAAAATGTTCAGCACTACCTGAAATAATCACACCCTCAAGAGTCCGCAACTGTTTAATCGCTTGATCAATGGTGTCGAACTCCAGAACTCCACTACAACCTCTAGTGGTACCAGTTTGTCCACCTAAATGTACTCCTGTAATAAGAGGTTGCCTCCGAGATATCAGAGTAGCTCCACAGAGGCCTTTGAATGT